GTTCATTATATAATACAATAACAAAGGCTCATAAAGATTTTGTTAGTGATATAAATATTGATGAACTATATTCTTTACACACAGTAAAATATAATCCAGCACTAACATTAGCGGCTAAAGAAAAATTTAATGAGATAATAGAAGACATAAGACAGACACAAGAGCCATCAAGAGAGATTGCAAAAGATTTAATTCAGATAATGATGGATAGAGATATTGCTCAGAAGATTGCTGTTGAAGCTACAGAAATATTTAATGGTAAACCTGCAAACTTTAGTCCAATTACAAATTTAATTGAGCAACACAAGCAGGGATTATCAGATGAAAAAGTACCTGCAGTAACAAATAACATAGGTGAAGTATTAGAACTAATGAAATTAAATTCTAAATGGAAATTTAATATACCAATACTAAGAGATAGTGTTGATGGATTAGGTGCAGGTAATCTTGCAATTATTTTTGCAAGACCTGAGACAGGTAAGACAGCATTTTGGGTTAGCTTATGTGCCGCACCTGAAGGATTTGCTAGTCAAGGTGCAAACATACACGCATTTATTAATGAGGAACCTGCAATCAGAACTCAAATGAGAGCAATTAATTGTTATACAGGAATGACAACAGAGCAAATACAAAATAATTTACAGGGTGCTGCGGCTATGTGGTCACACATCAAAGGTAATATTAAAATGTTTGATACAGTTGATTGGACTATTGATGATATAGATGCTCATTGTGAAAAGCATAAGCCTGATATAATTGTGGTAGATCAGTTAGATAAGATTGGAGTTGAAGGTAAGTTTAGTAGAACAGATGAAAAGCTAAGGATAATATATACAAGTGCAAGAGAAATTGCTAAGAGAAGAAACTGTGTTGTGATTGCAATATCACAAGCATCAGCTGATGCACATAATAAAGCTTATATATCTTTTGATTGGATGGAAAATTCTAAAACTGGTAAAGCCGCAGAAGCAGATTTAATAATAGGTATAGGTAGAAATACAACTGTGGATACTGAAAATAAAAATAGAAATTTATGTATAAGTAAAAATAAAATAAATGGATTTCACGGAGAGATAAACTGCACAATAGCTAGAGAGTTAAGTAGATATGGAGTATAGATGGTAGTTAAAAAATTAATAGTAAGACTCCGTATGTGGTACGCAAAAATGCGTGGACATAAAAGATGGAATTATGAACCTAGTAAACATTATATGAAAGGCAGAAGAAAATGATAACAGTAGTAGACGTAGAGACATCGTATCAAAAAACAGAATCAGGTGGGCTTGACCCATCACCATTTCATCCTAACAATATATTAGTTAGTGTTGGTCTTGATTCTAAATATGGAAGTGAGTATTATTTTTTAAATCATTCAGAAAAAATAAGTAGAGGTGGTGCCGCTAGAGTACAAGAGGTATTAGATGAGACTACATTATTAGTTGGTCATAATATTAAATTTGATTTGATGTGGTTATTAGAAGCAGGATTTAAATATTCAGGTAGAGTATATGATACAATGATTGGTGAATATATTTTAAACTGCGGTATAAGAAAATCTTTAACACTACAGATGTGCTGTCAGCGTAGAAAGATTGGTGCTAAAGATGATCGTATAAAAGAATTTATGGACAGAGGAGTATCCTTTGAAAATATTCCAGCATATATTGTTGAGGAATATGGTAAGATAGATGTTGATATAACTAGAAAACTTTTCAACTCACAGATGCAAGACTTTAAATCTGAAAGATATAAATCACTATTGATGACAGCTAAGATGATGAATGAGTTTTTAGTTGTATTAGTTGATATGGAAAGAAATGGAATCTATGTTGACTTAGAAGATTTATCTAAAGTTGAAAAAGAATACCGAGCAGAGTTTAAATATTTAGAAGATAAAATAAATAAGATTGTGTATAAATATATGGGAGATACATCTATTGCTTTATCTAGTCCTGAACAATTATCCTGGTTAATCTATTCTAAAAAACCAAAAGATAAAAAAGATTGGGCCAGAATATTTAATGTAGGTGTAGACAAGGCAACAGGTAAAAATAAAAGAAGACCTAATTTTTCTAGAACTCAGTTTAGAGATTTAGTTAATATGCATACAGATAAGATATATAAAACTGCGGCTAGTCAATGTATTGATTGTAAAGGTAAGGGAGTTATACAAAAGGTAAAGAAAGATGGTAGTCCTTATAAAAATTATTCTAAGTGTATACATTGTCAAGGAGAAGGATTTATATATACACCTCTTGCAAAACTTGCAGGGTTTAATCAAAGACCTAGAAGTGTTTACGATGTTGCAGAAGCAGGATTCAGAACAGATAAAATAACTTTAACTAAAATTGCTGCAGAATCTGAGGGAGAACTAAGAGAATTTTTAGATGCTATTGTAAGATATAATGCAATAGATACTTATCTAAATACTTTTGTAGTTGGTATAAAACAATTTACAAATGAAAAAGGATTACTGCATCCTAAGTTTATGCAAGCTGTAACTTCAACTGGAAGACTATCAAGTCGTGATCCAAACTTTCAAAACCAACCGAGAGGTAGAACATTTCCAATTCGTAAAGTAGTTAAGTCTAGATTTGAAGGTGGTAAAATTATTGAAATAGACTTTGCACAATTAGAATTTAGAACTGCAGTTTATCTTGCACAAGATGCACAAGGTATGGAAGATATAAAAAATAATGTTGATGTACATCAATACACAGCAGATATTATTGGAGTATCAAGACAAGATGCAAAAGCACATACATTCAAACCTTTGTATGGTGGTGTAACAGGAACAGAAAATGAAAAGAAATATTACTCTAAGTTCTTAGAAAAATATAAAGGCATAAAAGAATGGCACGAAAAGTTACAAACAGAAGCAATTAAATATAAAAGAATTAAGCTACCTACAGGTAGAGAGTATGCCTTTCCATATGCTGAGAGAATGCCTTGGGGTGGTTCAAGTTATGGAACACAAATTAAAAACTATCCTGTGCAAGGATTTGCTACTGCAGATATAGTACCATTAGCTTGCATTAATATTTATAAACTTATGCGTGAACATAAGGTAAAAAGTTTACTCGTAAATACAGTACACGATTCAATCGTTGCTGATGTTTATCCTGGTGAAGAAGATGTGATGAGTAAGATATTTAAACTAGGCACATCAAATGTCATAACTTCTTTGAAGGAATATTATAATATAAATTTTAATGTTCCACTTGACACAGAGTTAAAAATAGGTTATGATTGGCTTAATATGGAGGACATAAAATAATATGATCGAAGCACTAGAAACGTTAGATGAGTTTCATGACACAGGTTATGACTCATACGTAGAGTATGAAGACTTCAAAAGTAGATTTACTTCTGACCCAACATATCTTTACATAAATGAAAAGCACCCACACTTAAGTGAATGGAGATACTTTGCTATATCTGATGGGTTAGAGGTAGTAATTCACAATGGAGAAACAAAAATATGTTAGATATGCTTAGTAATATATTTGCAATATTAATATATATAATAATATTGGGTGCATGTTTTTTTGGAAAATAACTATTGACATCAAACTTTAAATATGATATATAAACCAAATCAATATAGGAGGTATCCAAAATGGATAATCAATTAGTAAATATAAAAAGTATGACTGATGAGCAGATAATGTTAGCCATTGGTCAAGATGATGGTGCCGCTGAGAATAATAGTTTATCAAGACTATCTATTAACAGATCACCAGAAGATGACAATGGTAATAAGTTACCAGTAGGTCATTTTGCAGTCTATGATCCAGAGATAGGTCAGACTGTATATGGTAAGCCAGTAACATTAAGACCATTCATAGGGGCTATGCAGTATATGCATTTTGATCCTGATAAGAATGAATATGTTAATAGGTCTATCATAGTTAAAAACTGGAAGGAAGAACCAATAGATGCTCTAGGTGGTGTAAGATGTGGAAAAGTTTTATACAAAGATAGAGACTCATTGACTCCAGAACAGCAAGCCATACAAAGAACTATCAGATGTTATAAGTTAATATATGGTTTAGTATCTTTTGATGGAGTAAAAGCAGATGGCTCTAAGCACGCTGTAAAAAATCTTCCTGTGTTATATAGAGTAACAGGTACTGCATTTACACCAGTAAGTACTGCATTAGATAAACTTAAAAAATTAAAAAAACTAATGTATACTTGTACCTTAACTTTAGAAACATTGAGACAGAAAAAAGGTGGTAATGTTTTCTATGTACCAGAGATTACTGTAAATGGTAATGCTAACTTACAGTTATCTAATGAAGATATGAGCACCTTAACTATCTTTCAAGATTCAATTAATGTAGAAAATGAATCAGTTATCACAGCTTATAAAGAAGCTAAGTCTAAGAAGGCTAATGGTGATGATGCAAAATCTGCTCAAATAATTGATGATATGAACGATCAACTACCTGAAGATGTATTGTCTAAATAATGAGTAATATCCTCCATAAAGTACAGATGTATCTTGAGAGTGTATCAAAAAATCCTGTAGTAATTTCAGAAGAATTATTACAGGAGTTTGGTGAGGCGTGTAAAAACGCCTTACGCAAACAGTTTACACATAGGGAGAATACTAAATTTGAACCACGAATGTCAAATATTGGAAGACCATTATGTCAATTACAGATGGAAGCTAAAGGTATTAAAGGTGAAGGTATGCCTTACAATGCCAAGATGCGAAATACATTTGGAGATTTGATAGAAGCCTTAGCAATATTTGTTTTAAAATCTGCAGGAGTAAAAATTGATAATGAACAAAAAGAAGTTGTACATAAGTTTGGACAAGATGAAATTAGAGGTAGACTTGATGTTGAAATTGATAACAAAGTTTGGGATATTAAAAGTGCCTCACCATATTCCTTTGAAACAAAGTTTGGTGAAGCAGGAGGTTTTAGCGAAGTTATAAAAGACGATTCCTTTGGTTATGCGTCACAAGGTTACCTGTACTCAGAGGGTACAGGTAAACCTTTCGGTGGCTGGATAGCAATTAATAAATCTACTGGTGAATGGGCTGTATGTGAAACACCACAATTAGATACTGAATATAAAACAACAGCATTAAATACAGCTAAGAAAAATTTTGAAGCACTTAAAAATAATGAACCATTCAAAAAATGTTTTGAACCTATAGTAGAAACCTTTAGAGGTAAACCTACTGGTAATAAAATATTAGATAAAGCGTGTACGTTTTGTCCATACAAGCTTCCTTGTTGGGGAGAAGGATTGCAGTTGTTACAACAGCAGCAATCTAAAGGTAAAAATCCTAAATGGGTTTGGTATGTTGAAGTTAACAATCCGAGGGTAGATGACTCAAATCAAGAGTAGAAAAGCCAAAGGTAGAAAACTTCAAAACTGGGTGAGAGATAGTTTGAGGGGTCTATTTCCCACCCTTACCGATGATGATATAAGGGTAGCTATAATGGGAGAGTCTGGTGCAGATGTTAAGTTATCTGCAAAAGCACTAAAGCTTTTCCCATATGATATAGAATGTAAAAATACTGAGGGGTGGAAAAAAGTTTATGATGCATATGAACAAGCAGATGGTCACGGAAAGAATGAACCAATTGTATTTATAAAGATGAATAGAAAAAATCCTTTGGTAATACTTGACGCAAATTACTTTTTAAAATATGGTAATACTGTTGTATTAAAGGAACCAGTTAAAGTACAATTTGATAATGAAAAAGAAAAAAGATAACGAAGCATTTAGAGATGCTATAAAAGTTTTAATTGCACCTTGGGAAGGTGGCTTTACTTGTGGAATAGTAATGGATAATACAACAGAAATGACAACAGAAGAATATGAGTTGTGTTCTACAATTGCCCGTGGTATGATTAAGATGGCAACCAGTGATCCTCACACTACCTTTTTGTGGGGATTAAAAGGATTTGCTGACGATAAAAAAGAAAACAAAGATAGACTTTCTATTAATTCTGTAGCAGAGTTTGATAATGAAGAAGGTAATGTAATTGATTTTCTTGAATTTTTAAAACAAAAAAGGGACAAGGAGTTAAATTAAATGGCGACACACGTTGTAATAGGTGACCCTCATTGCACACCTCAAGCAAGCAATGAAAGATTTCTGTGGGTAGGTAGACTAGCTGCAGATGTAGGAGCAACCCATCTTATTTGTATGGGTGATTTTTGTAGTATGGATTCATTATCTTCTTATGATAGAAAGAAAAAATCATTTGAAGGTAGAAGATATCAAAAGGATATGGCACATTCCCACGAAGCTTTATCTTTAATAAACAAAGGACTAGGTAAAGCTACTCCTAAAAAGATAATGCTACATGGAAATCACGAAGATAGAATTGCAAAGTTTGTAGATGAGAATCCTGAATTAGATGGGACTTTAAAGATTAGTGATTTAAAGTTTAAAGAATTTGGTTGGCAGGAAGTACCATATAAAACTAATAAACTAGTTAATGGTATTTACTATGCACATCACTTACCATCAGGAGTTATGGGTACTGCTATATCAGGAGAGAATATGGCTAGAAGTATTTTAAATAAACATAAAGTATCTGCAACAGTTGGTCATAGCCACTTACTTGATTATGCAATATCAACTTTACCTAATGGTAAAAAATTGCACGCCTTATCTGCAGGTTGTTATTTGCATCACAAAGAAGCTTATGCAAAAGATACTCAACATTTATGGTGGAGTGGAATCATTATTAAAAGAGAAGTTAATAATGGAAGTTATAATCTAGAGTGTATGGAGTACAATACAGTTAAGAGGTTATATGGTAAAAAATAATAATGATGCAGTAAATTCCCCTAAGCATTATACTCAGGGTAATAGAGAAACAATTGAAGTTATTAGGGACTATATGACTGATGGAGAATTTGTAGGATACTTAAAAGGTAATATAATTAAGTATGTTGGCAGATTCAAATTCAAAGGTAAGCCTTTGGAAGATTTACAAAAGGCACAATGGTATCTTAATAGATTAATTAGTGAGGTAAAAACATGGGAGCAATAAAACAAGCATTGATAGAAGTTGAAGATTTAGTGTGTGCTTCTTTGAGAGAAGGCAGAACATTAAATCAAACTATAAGAGACTTGAAGAAAGTCTTTGATGAAACTAAAACAGATAATACATATCTATTAAATGAAGATTTAATTGAAGATAAGTATTACCAATTTAAAGGGGAAAGATAAATGAGTAAAAACGAGAAAGATAATAAGGACACCCCTCGTACTTACTTACTTACATCAGAACAATTAATGACTGTAATGAAGTATCTAGCTACTAGACCATATATAGAAGTAACTACTATTATGGGTATGCT